CGAGGCGCGGGTAGGGGGAGTACTGTATTACCGGAAAGCTACGGATTCACTCTTTTTGTGTGGTGGGCTTGTTGGTGACTGTGTGTGGTGGTTGACCACTGTGAGTGACGGGCTAGTTGTTTTACACAGAGGGAGGCGGAGAAAGAAGAACCAGTGCCGCAGAGTCGATGATCAACGTCGAGATGGTGGCACTTCTTGGCAACAACCGAGCTTGCGAGGGCGTTAGCAGAAAGACTGTCCGGTGTCTGGCTAGGGGGTGCTAACAGTCTCCCCCACGCTTTACCACTTCAACGAGTGGATGGTGGCCGTGACTAGATTTGTTTTAGCCGACACCGAATGATGTAACGAGATGACGTTCGTAACGCTGCTTGTTTCTCTTACGCAACAGGGTCAGGTTCGGTCTTGGGTACTGATTGGTTGCAGGAAACATCTACCCACGTTTCCGTGTGTGAAATGCCCCGCACCATGCAACCGGTGTACAGCCCTGCTTGCCTCGCCTGTCTTCCCGACGGTAAGGACTTGTTCTGTTGCGAACTTGACTATAGCAGATGTGTATGCTTGTTTCTACTCAGTAAATGTAAAACTTGTTTAGAAGCGGGAAGTTTTGTGGATCGATTTAAATTTTATGTGGGGACAAACAACCCGTCGTGGTTGTGGAATGAAAACAATACGAACCCGCTGTTTGTTTCTGTTCGTCGGCTTCGTAAATACAAAAAGTTTCGACCTTCAGGTGTTTCTTGGTCTTGTGACAGTGGTGGCTTTACGGAGCTTTCTATTTTTGATAAGTGGGTTACACCGCCAGGTCAGTATGTTGAAGAACTTTACCGTATTACAGATGAGATTGGTTTGATGGATTGGGCTTCACCACAGGACTGGATGTGTGAACCGCACATGATTCAAAAAACAGGGAAGTCGATTGATGAGCATCAGCGTTTAACTTGCGAAAATTTTCTTGAGTTGCAAGGGTTAGCACCGGATCTTCCTATTATTCCTGTCTTGCAGGGGTGGGATCCTGATGATTACAGGGTTCATTTAGATATGTATTTGGATTATGGGGTTGATCTTCGTGATTATCCCACCGTTGGTATGGGGTCGTTTTGTCGTCGTGCAAACGTACAGGGCGTTAAACAGTTGGTGGAGGATTTGTCTGCTTACGGTCTAAAAATGCACGGGTTCGGGTTAAAGAAGGATGGGTTGAAACTTTTTCGTAATCATCTTGTGTCTTCTGATTCTATGGCTTGGTCTTTTACTGCTCGTACTGCAATGTGGCAGGCCATGAAGTTGGGTTGTGAAACAAAGTATTTGTGTGATCGCACGGATCATAAAGCTAGGAACTGTGGTGATTGTCATCGTTGGGCGATGATGTGGGCTGATGATGTAGCATCAACACAGCAAAGGATGTAATGGGTACTAAACGATCTGTCCCTCCTCAGGACAAAGCCAAGTTTTTTGCGTTGATCGCGTCGGGGCGTACCATCAAAGATGCGTGTGCTGAAACAGGGGTGCATTACAACACGGGTTCACGTTGGGTGAAAAAAGCGAAACTGTTGGAAGCGAACCGTAAAGAAGCGGCCCATAAGGTTTCGTCTGGTGCAGGATCAGGCGGTAGGCAATCTGTTGCACACCATAATTTTATGGATGCGATTGATTTGCCGTCAGTTATCCCGTATGAGCATTTGTGCGATAACGCTAAACGCGGGTTGGAAGATTTTGATTTTTTCCGTAGCCACTATCTTGGGCGTGTCCCATCGCCGTGGCAGGTCGAAGCAGCAGTGCAACTTGTTGGGTTGTTGGAGTCTGAAGAAAAAGAATTTGTGGTGTTGAACGTTCCGCCTGGTGCGGGTAAGTCCACATTGTTTCACGATGTTGCGGTGTGGGCGATTGTTCGTAACCGGCGTGTTCGTGTGATGATTGGGTCGGTTTCTCAGAACATGGCGAAGATGTACTCTCGTCGTATCCGTGAAACGCTTGAGCGTGTGATGCCTATTGAACCTGATCCGATGATGGTTCAGAAGGGGTTGGCTGTCAACGCGGAAGGCTGTCTAACGATTGACTATGGCAGGTTCAAACCTGTCGATAAGGGGGCGTTGTGGCGTTCAGAGGAGTTTGTTGTTGAACAAGAAGACGGAAACGGTTTGGATAACAAAGAACCAACAGTCCGAGCCTACGGTATTGAGGCAGAGTTCATCGGCCACCGTGCCGACCTTTGCTTGTTTGACGATGTGGCCTCACCCGATAACGCCCGTGAAAGTGTGGCTCGCGACAAACTCCTTGAACGGTGGGACAATGTGGCTGAAGCCCGATGCGACCCAGGTGGGTTGCTAGCTGTTATCGGGCAGCGTCTCGGTTCGGGTGATTTGTACGCTCATTGTCTTGCGAAGGAAACGTATGACATTGAAGAAGACATCAACTATGACGGTTCGGATGTGCAATCCCCTGAAGATGTTGAATCTGGTCAGCCTGTCCGACAGAAAAAATACAAGCACATCATCTATAAAGCGTATTACGAAGAATTAGATACCGGTAAGGAATCTCGTTCGTTCAAATCGTTGCCGTACCCTGAAGGTCCGTTGCTTGACCCGAAGCGTCTCCCGTGGAAAGATTTGTCGTTTATCCGCTACAACAAACCTGACGTGTTTCAGGTGGTGTACCAACAGGAAGACCTTGATCTTGATGCTCGACTGGTGGACCGTACTTGGATTACTGGTGGCAAAGGAGCAGATGGGGTGGATTACCCTGGCTGTGTTGATAACGAACGCCAACCTGGGTATATCCCTGAAGGTTTAGCGCATCCGTGGGTGTCTATTTGTGCGGTTGACCCGTCACCAACAATGTTTTGGGCGTTTGTTTGGATTATTTACCAGCCTGAAACCCAGATATACCATGTGGTTGACCTTGAACGGGTGAAGTTGACCGCTGAAGAAGTCCTTGGATTTAACACTTCGACGGGGGAGTATTCAGGGTTGATGCACGAATGGCAGGAACGGTCCTACCAGATGGGTTATCCGATTAGCCATTGGGTTGTTGAGATCAATGCGGCACAGCGTTTCTTGTTGGCACATGATTTTGTGCGTCGCTGGCAGGCAACTAACCGTGTGAACGTCATTTCTCATACCACTTCCCGTAACAAAGTTGACGAAAAGCTTGGTGTTGAGGCGTTGATTCCGCCGGTGATTAGGTCGGGGGCTATGCGGTTCCCTTCTATGCGTGGCAACTGGAAAACATTGGCGGCCCAGGATGAGTTGACTAAGTGGAGTCGAGATAAAAAGCACGGCACCGACATTGTGATGGCGTTGTGGATGGCGATTTTGAATCTGCCTAATTTGACCCAGGCGAAGCCACCGCCGAGACAGTGGCGACCTTCGTGGTTGACAACCAGATAAATGTGTTATCTTAGGTTCGTCTTGGCTACCAAAGGTTTTGAATGAAAACTGTTGAAGAAATCGTTGAACTGTACAAGGATCGTGTTGACACTCAAGGACCGATCCTTCGTCAGATGCGAGAAGTGCGACAGTTAGCAAATGGTGATGTCATTGTTCCGTTGAACGAATTGGACAGGAACACGAAATCTTCTGTGGCGAACCTGCTTGTTCAGGGTCTTGACCAGATGAGTATGCGTGTTGCTTCTACGATGCCGTCACCGTATTTTCCTGCTTTGCGTGAAGGTCAGGACCGTTCGATGAAACTGGCCCGTGACCGCAAGCGGGCAATGCTGGCTATTTGGGATCAGAACCGTATGTCTATGAAGATGCGTCAACGTGCGCGTCACCTTTTGGCGTACAGCAATTCGCCTGTTTATTTGAAGCCGAACTTTGATAAGCGTCTTCCTGAGTGGCAGTTGCGTAACCCGTTGGATACTTTTGCTGCTCCACGGATTGACATTGATAATCCTGTTCCGGACAATGTGATTTTTACGTATCACCGCCCGTACCGTTGGCTGATGCAAAACTACGGGGTACTGTTGAACGGTACGTTGCGTGTGGCGAACCCAGGACAAGACACCCTGTTCACCATCCTTGAATACGTCTGCGCCAACGAAATCGTCACCATTGTGATGGGATCAGAAAAATCTTTCGACCCTCTAACAGGGCAAACCTTCCCAGGTCAGCAAGCAGTAGAACTGTCCCGTGTCATCAACCGCACAGGTATGCCACTGGTAGTTATGCCGCAACGCATCACCCTTGACAAACCCCGTGGACAATTCGACGGGTTGCTCGGAATGTATTACACCCGCGCCCGTTTGCAAGCCCTCACAGAAATCGCTATTGAACGAGGCATTTTCCCTGACGAATACCTTGTGTCACGCCCAGGTGAAAACGCTGAAATTATCCAAATCGCAGACGGCAAAACAGGCCAACTTGGTGTAGTCAAAGGTGGCGACATTACACAGCTACAAACAAACCCTGGCTACAAAACAGATGTGGCGTTGGACCGTTTGGAACGTCAAGAACGCCTAGAAGGTGCTATCCCCGCAGAGTTCGGTGGAGAATCCGGCACAAACATCCGTACAGGTCGCCGTGGCGAATCCATCCTGTCAGCAACCGTGGACTTCCGTGTACAAGAAGCGCAAGAACTGTTCGCATCTTCACTTGTTGAAGAAGACAAAATCGCTATCGCTATCGAAAAAGCCTACTGGGGTAACGCATCAAAGTCGTTCTACATCCCAGGCACAGGCGGCGGAATGAAGGATTACACCCCGAACAAGATGTGGGAAACCGACTTCCATTATGTTTCATACTCCGCATCAGGGGCAGACATCAACAATCTTGTTATCAGTCTTGGACAACGCTTAGGTACAGGCTTGATGTCTAAAGAATCAGCCCGTGAAGCAGACCCAATGATTAGCGATCCTGAGTTGGAACGTGACCGTATCGTGGCAGAAGCCATCGAGTCGGCTTTGTTGCAGTCAGTACAGGCACAAGCCGCCGACCCGAACGGCCCATACCAACCAGATGATTTGGCTTTCATCGCTGAACAGGTAGCATCTAACAAGATGAGTTTGCCTCAAGCTATTCAAGCAGCGCAGAAACGCGCACAGGAACGACAGGCAACTCCCGCCCCGACGGGTGCGCCAGAAACAATGCCTGGTTTGTCACCTGCTGGTGTCGGTATGGAACAACCAATGGAAGCCCCTGCACCGTCAGGTATCGAAGGTCTTCTTGCACAACTAGGTGGTGGCGGTGGTGGTATGGCTCCGCCTGCTCCACCAATGGGAGGGATGCTGTAAATGGCGAAGCAATACCCAAATCGTTCTGATCTTCGTGGTGGCAAAGTAGCGAAACAAACCGTTACCGGTCAAACCTATGGTCAGGCTACACAGCAGATGCAGGCACAGTCGGCTGTTCCTATGGCGCAATCCCCAACAGATAAACCTGTTGTAACCCCTGGTTCTCTTGGTGCTTTTGACCGCCCCACGGAACGCCCGATGGAACCTGTAACAGCGGGTGCTTCGTTTGGTCCTGGGCCTACACCACAATCACAGTTTCGTGTACCCACATCTGACCCTGTAGTAACAGAGTTACGTGCGTTGTTGGCGGCATACCCGTCTGACGAGTTAGCAGATATGTTGGATTCGTACATCCGTGAGGGCTACTAATGCCGTTTATTCAGGGTGACCCTGTAACACAGAACCAACGTTACGCATCGTTTGTTGAACAAGAAAAAGCAGATAAACAAGCACAACAGTCATTGACTAAAGATGTTGCTGCCCGTGTGTCGCAAATCTATAAAGATGCACCGTACATCCCTGCGTCGGTTATTTTGTCTATGGCTAAATCTGGAACCAGTCCAGAAACCGTAGAGGCAATCAAGAAGACTGCCGCACAGCAAACCGCTAACCAGTTGGCACCGAACAAACCCAAGAAAAAGGGTTGGTTTCATGAACTAATTTACGACAATGTGAAGGCTGCTTCTCGATGGTCTTTTGCTGGTTTGTCCCTTGTACCCGATCTTGTACAAAACGCTGCTTCACAAGCTTTCTCAGCAAACGACCCCGCTGGATTTGACGGATGGTTCAAGTCCACACAGTTAGGTACCTTGATGTCCAACACCAAGGAAGCCGGTGAAGGTTTCTTCCTTGGTGAAACCGCTATGGAAAAGCAAGCGGAACGCGCACGCCGAGTACGTGGAACTATCAACGGTTCAGCGTGGACCATTGGCCGTGGAGCCGCAGAGGTGGCATTTACCCCAGGTTCTAAACCGTATGCTTTTTTGTCAGGGTTTATTGATGCCGCAGTACAAATTGGTGCCGATCCAACACTCCCCGCTGGCAAAGCCCTGAAGACTGCGCGACTCGCCAAAGCAACATTGCCTGGTGTCGGTACAGCAGAAGAAATTGCTAACGCATCTCAACTTGCTAAAGGTCTAGCAGGTTTAAATAGTGCCGAAGGTATGTCTTTTCAAGCATCCAAGTTTGGTCAGTGGGCAACATCTGATCCACGCGCAAAGCGTTTGACATCTCGAATTGTTGAAATAGCTAGCGATGCATCTAAAACAGTAGAAGAAAAAACTCTGTTTATGTTGGAAAACATTCCAGGTTTAGACCCTGTTATGGCTCGCGCATTTGCTGAAGCAGACGACCAAGCGAAAGTTCTTGGTTTGCTTGGTACAGCATCGGCTCGTTTGACAACAAACCCTGCTGATGTTTTGTTGCCTACAGATATCCGTGACATAAAACTTGCTCGACGCTTAGACCCACGATTTGATGATTCGGTAAAAGAACGTGTTGGTTTATACAGAAACTTTCGTGGTAAGTGGCTTCAAACAATGCCCAAAGGGACAGTAGTTATCAACGGCACAGGAGCAGACAAAACACAGGCTGTTATGAACTACGCCCGTTATCTTCGTGGCTCAGGTTTAGCAGATGACAGCCAAGAATTCAAGACCGTCATGCAGAAAGTGGTGGAAGCGTATTCCAGCGCCGACCCTTCTATAGCCCGCGCATCCGCAAAGGAAGCATACGATTTACTTATTGAAACCGTATTTGTTTCTTTAGGTGGAAAATCAGCAGGTGCTAAACAAGCCGCTAAAGAAATTATTGGTGCAGCACGATCCGCTAAAGCACGTGTATTCAACATCAACGATGTAGGTAACGCAGATGATGGCGGTGCTTTACAGATGCTTCGTTCTGTTTTGCCTGAAGATGTATTTGACGACATACCACTTGATGTCCAAGACCGTCTCGTAATCAACGGCCCAGGTGCGCTTATTGAACTAGCTGACGATGTTGAAGTTCTTCCTGATTTTCGTCGTATGCGAGCATTGGCGGGTAACCCTTGGTTGACACGCAACACAGCAGGTGGTCAACGTGCTGGCACAGTGATGGCTGAGTTTGTTCAAAACGAAATTTGGAAACCACTCACCTTGGCGACTGGCGGATACATGATGCGTAACATGATTGACGCACAAACCCGTATCGCCATGTCTGGTAGATCAGGATTGTTCAGCCATCCACAGGATTTCATCTTGTGGGTTCTTCGCAAGAAGGGCGCATTTGACATTACCGGTGAAGACTTCGGTGGTGTTGCTGGTGTATGGAATAAAGAACAAGACGAGTTTTGGCAAGCACTTACATTTGACCTGCATAAGAACTTGAATGATCCTGTTGCCGCTGAACAAAACCTGATTCGTAACGGAAACTTCTCTATCGTTGACCGTGGAGATGATGCCGTAGCCCACGTTACTGGTTATGTCGATAACTTGGCTTTGATTCATACTGACCCTATTTTGTCGCGTGTAGCAAAACTAGGTCTTGAAGGTTTGGACCAACCAGCGCGTGTTCAGAAAATCAAGGATTGGTTGACATCTCCTGAGAACAAAGAACTTCTTGGGCAGTTACGTAATTATTTTGCTGAAGGCGTGAAGTACACCGATCCTGTATCGGGTAAGACAGGTCGCATCAGGATTGACCCTGCCGATTTAGACACTGCTGTTGATGCTTGGGTGGATAAACTTTCAGAGTTCCGTGTTGGAAGTATTGTCCGTGACAACAAAGATTTGCGTGTTGTTTCTGCCTACAA